CGAACAGAACACGATCGACGTTGTTGACCGTCCATGTGTCCTTCTGGGCCGTGGTTGCTGCAACGTTTTCCTTGAAGTTCAAGGGATCGAAGAACGTTGAGCACGACGGAGCGCCAACCGAGGAATAGGCAACCGTGCCGAGCGCATCGATGATGCGGTCACGCAGAAGCACACGGGACCATTCCTGAAGCAGCGGGCGCACCGCCTCGCGAGCATTGGAGAAATCATAATGCTCGTCCTGCTCGGAAAGCTCGACACCGTGGCGGGCGATCTGCACCGCGACGCTGTGGCTGTGCTTGCCGAGCTGTTCTTCCTGACCGGACAGGCGCGTATTACCGCGAACGCCGCCACCGCTCAGGGCGGAAACCAACGGAATCGTCAGTGACTTGCCGCTGGTCGTCATTTCGTAGGCGGTGTGGATGATGGACTTGATGCCCTCATTCCCCCCGCCCATATAGGGCATAAAGCCGGACTGGCGCACATATTCGCGCCAGTATTCACGCCGATACCTGATCTCGATGAGATCAGATGGCGTTGTGGTCGTAGCCATTCTAGCCTCGCTTGCGATTCATCATGTCGTTGAAAAAGTCCTTGTCAGAGCCAATCGCGGCAGGCTGGTTAGGGTCTGCGCGCGTGGCTGACGACAAGGGAGGAGTGATGTTCGATGGCGGCGGCGTGCCCTGCCTCATTTCCGCAAGCAACTGCTGCTTTACTTCTGCCTTCAGCCTCTCCTTGTAGGCGTTCGGATCTTCTCCGATCGTCTCCTGGAGCTGCTGAGCCTTGTGCCAGCGCACCATTTCGCCATAGGCGTCCGGCTTGCTGACGAAGGCTTGTGCGAATCCTGACCGCTGGGCCGCGTCAAGTGCGGCTTCAACGGCGTCTGCCCCGTGAGCATCACGCGCGCGGCGCTCCGACTCATTAAGGGTCATGTTCAGGAAACGCTGTTCCATCCGGTTTTCGATGGATTGAACAAAGGCGTCCGGATCTTCAAGAGGATCGATCCGGGGTTGTGGCTGTTGCGGAGGCTGGCTGAACCTTGCCATCATCTGCTCTAGCTGATCGATGCGCCGCTGCTGATTACGCTGTAAATCTTCAGCTTGCTGGCGGCGCTTACGCTCATCGATCAGCTCGCCAAGAGGCACCTGATGCTGTTGAGGCTGTTGCTGCTGGGCAGGCGGCTGTTCCTGGCCGGGAACGGGCTGCTGCTGTTGCGGCGAGACTGCCTCGGTTACTGGCTGAGCGAAAGGCTCCACATCTGGGGGCGACGGCTGCTCGCTGGGCTGCGGATTGGCCTGTTCCGTAGACGGCGCTGCATTTTGAGGCGCAAACAGATGCGAAATGCTTGTCTCAGCACTTTCGGTGCTCATAGCGTGGATCTCCAATTTTCGTATGGAAGGTGACGAACCGCCGGGATTTTACGGCCCCGAGCGCAAGCCGAATGACAGCGGATGACGGTGCTGAGCCGAAACGCCCTGACGCGCACGAAAAAGCCCGCTTCGAGCGAGAGCGGGCTTGGTTTTGACGCAAATTACTGATAAGAAACTAAGTTATGAGCGAAGATGAAATCAGAGCCGACGAGCGTGAGAAATGGGCGATCATTGCTGATCACCTCGCCAAGTCGTTTCGCGCACCTGATGGGACTGGACGCGCGCACCCAGAAGCATCGCGCAAGCTCTTGGCTGCGCAATGCGAGTGGTTCTCCATTATGCTCAGGGACGTTAAATCGCAGCCTAAGTCTGCCGACGAAGCAGCGTTCTGGTTCAAGACACCAGTCGAAAGCCCCATCGCAAACTAACCAACCCCCGGCCCCATCGGCAACCCCCCAGCCTGATCAAACTGCGGCTCCTCTCCCGGCATCGCCTGCTGAGGGCCTCCCAAAGCCATAGGAGAGCCGGGCATGCCCTGCGAGCCTTCCGGACCTGCCTGTGGCATCATGGCGTTCTGTGGCGGCTGCTGATCCTGCAATTCGCCTTCCTTCTGTGCCGCCAGCATGAGCCGCTCCATGAATGTAGGCTCCCGGTAATGCATCGGGAACATGCCGTTCATCGCTTGCGGCGGAATGCCGGTGCTTGCCGTGACCTCGACAATCTTGCTGTACGCTTCGGCGCGGCTCTTTTCAGCGTTCGCGACCTTCGTATCAACATCGGCCGCCTTGTTCATCGCTTCGAGCTTGGCCATACGCTCGGCAAGCTCCTGAACGCCAGGCGGCGGCTGCTTGGACTCGGCAAGGCGCTTGAGAATGATGTCCTTGTCCGGCAAGGTGGACAACTCAAGGATGATCTCAAGCGGCACGTCGGGGCGATCGGCGATGGCCTGGATCAGTTCCTCGCGCATCGTCACTGTGTCCGGCCCCTGATCGAGCAGAACATCGACATCCATGTCCATCATGGAGTTCTCGACCGTCACTTGCCCGGTCATCGGATCTTCGACGATCTTGTTGATGTTGAGGAACTCAACGGCTTTCGGGTCGGACGTGATGCGGATGTACCGTTCGCCAGTCCAGAACTGCTGGGCCAGATCCCAGTCCTTGTGATAGACCGAAAGCTCCCATTCGCGCTTCATTTCAAAGACCGGCGACAGCTCCGTCATGCCGGAATTCTGCTGCGCAAGGATGGCGCGGCCGGACTGGTTCTCGACACCGCGCCCGATCAGGCCGGGATTGGGGCCAAGGTTCTCGATCTCGGCCTTATCCTCCTGCAACAGCTCGAACTGGCCGGCGGTCTGTGCGCTCTGGTCGACGAACTGGAAATCCTCGCCGATATTGCCGTTGACCTCGATATGACCGTCCGGCCGCGCGGCTTCCCGCTTCATCTTGTCTACATCAGGGACGGCGCCGGTTTTCCCCATCGTCTGGCGCTGGTTCAACAAGTGCAGCATCTTGCTGGAGCGCTTGTTGATGCCGTCCTGAAGCGATATCATGTCGCGCACGACGCCATAGCGCACGCCGGATTCATCGACATAAGGCGACCACGCGTTATAGGGGTGCACGGTCTGCTCGTCTTCATTCTGGTAAGGCGATTTGCAATCGTAGTCTTCGGGGCACAGGCTGATCGGGCCGGTGAGATAGTCGAACATCCAGTCGCCAGCGTATTTATACCAGATGTGGGTGACGCGGATCAAACGCTTGCGGCTGTCCATCCACGTCGATCTGTTATGGATCTTGGCGAATTCCTGCGGCAAGGTTGACATTGCACCGCTATTGCCGACGCGGGCAAGCTCGTTGATGATCTGGGCCGAGAACGGCATCATCTCGATGGCCTGGTCCATGTCGAGCCACTGCCATTCCCCCAGATAGCGGGCGTCGGCAAAGTCCCACGCTTCGGACGCCGGATCGTAGAAGAACCTGTCGGATGGAACGTGAGCCTTGCAGATCTCCGGCTTGTTGCGCCTGATCTTGATGCCTTGCCAGACAACGCCAATGCCGCGAATGAGCGCATCCTTCGTTGCGGCTGACGACAGTTGCGTCCACTTGGTTTCATCCTCGATGCAGCGCAGTGCAGCGGTGCTGACATACGCCGCCTTGTCCGCGGCCGGCGTGCGAGGGTAGCATTTCGGATCACGGCGCAAGCGCTGTTCGACGCCGACAAGGAAGTCTACCTTGCGCTTGATGCGGTTCTTGGTGGTCGGCGGCTGTTTGCGGCGCTTCAGCTCGCGCAGTTCAGTGTCAGTCCATTGCTTGCTGTGATAGTAGCGGGAGCATTTGAACTGTTCATCGATCTCGCCGGTCTGACGCTTGGCGTCTTCCCATGCCTGATATTTCCTGTCGAGGCTATCACCATCAAGGCGGGGGGAAAGCTGGGGCGTCGTCTGCGGCTGTGGCAGGTGCTCAAGCTGAACCTGTCCGCTCATGATGGCCTTCTCCGGCGTGATCATCACTTCATCGGGGGAGACGAAGTTCTCGAACGCCTGGCGCGGCTGCATGTCATGATAGCCGAGCATCATATCACTCGCCATTCATCTGCGCTTTCGCTGTCATCGGTGCTTCGATAATCTCCAAGGTTGTCTTGTGTCGCATCGGCCAACGGCCTGGCCCAGGGCCGCGACATGCAGGCATAGCGCCAATCGTCCGCGGCATGGTCGATGCTGTTCGTGTCGAGGTCTTCGGGGCGCTTTTCGTCATGCTGAAGCGTCGGAATCGTCGTGATCGAGGCTGTGCAGGTCTTGAAGCAGCCGATCATGGCCCTATCGTCTTCATCACCGATCAGGCGCTGGCGCATCATGTCCCAGCCGCCCATAGCGCCGCGTGATTTGTTGCCTGATCCCGTCGTAACGCGCTTGTTGTCAGCCTTCTTGAAATACACGCCGCGCCCATTCATGCGTTCGGCATGCGAAGGCCCGCCGTCTTCAGCGAAAGCTGCCGGGTCGAGCACTCCATAAGAGATGGCGTCACCGGCATCACGTTCCTTGATGCCGTCAGCGATCTGCTCTGCCGTCAGCTTTAACCCGCGCGCATAGTCCTTTGGTTTGGATGTATACCACTCGCGATAGCGAAGCAGGAAACCACGCGGAAGGGTCTTGCCTTCAGGCGTCTGGAACGTGTCTGACACCACAGCCCACCAGCCGATCGAGCTTGGTGACGCAGATCCCCAGTCCATCGAGCGGAAGCGCATCCAGTCTGCCGGCACGACAAACGGTTCATGCACATGGCGACTTTCCCGCCAGCAATCGAAGAACGCCCCCTGAATTGCTGTCCAGTCGCCTTCGAGCCAGCCTCGCACCAGCTCAGCCGAGCCAACCATGTAGAGCCGGTTGATATATCCCGGATCGCTTGTCATCAGGATCTTGTTGTCAGTGATCCGTGATGGTATTGTCGCGTAACGGTGAGTTGCGCCGTTTGGCAGCAGCCGTGAGTGCACCTGCGGACGCTTCGGGAATGGCGAGAGATGATAACGCTCTCTCAACCAGTGCTGACCAGCGCCGCCAGGGTTTGCTGTCAGGATAAGCTGTGTAGGCACGCCTTGAGCTGACCGGAGCACACCAAAAAGCCGGTCGATCGGCGATGATGTCACGTAATGCCCGGCTTCTTCTACCCAAGCGTCAGTGACGTTTCGGCCTTGCCACTCGTTTGCGTCCTGCTCGCTCTCAAGATAGCGGAAGCTGACGCGCCCCCCGTTCGGCATTCGCCAGAGCGTCTTGGTTTCGTTGAACTTTGCGCCGAGAGGGCCATATATTTCCTTGCTGCGCTCAATCGCATCTTCTGACGAAACAGTCGTGCGGCGGAACATGATGGCGTTGAAATGCTTGCCGTAGCGCTTTTCCTTGATCGCCCAGCGACCGAGAACGCCGTCCGTCTTGCCCCCGCCACGCGCGCCACCGAAGAACACCTCCTGAAACGGACAGTCAACCAGCGCTTGCTGTGGTCCTGCTTGGGGTGCCCATAAGAGCTTGCGCTTCATACGCTAGTGAACGGCGTCCGAGCTTTCGGCGTATTCTTCTGCCCAGTCGTCTTCGTTCATAGGCTTGTCGGAGATGTTGTAATTGGTGTTGACGCTTTCGGAGCGTGCAACATAGAAGCCCATGAGTTCGCCGCGCTTCACTTCAGCAGAAATCGCAGGCGACCAGCTTGCATCATCAGATGCTGCATCGCGAAGTTCTTGCAGTTTTGCCATGTGCTCTTCAAGGCTCAATAGCGCGCGATCCTTGGCTTCTTCCTGCATGTTTTGAACCCTTGGGCGAACCTTGGAGGCGAGTTTGCTGGCGCTCACATGTATCGATTCAGGTTTCCAGCGCTTCGAATGCGGGTAGCAAATGCGGTAAGCTTCGCTCTGCGACTTGCCTTCTACGACAAGGCGAGCGAACTTCTCTTCACGCGGGGTCATTGGAAACCTTATAGTATTCGCTTCTCTTTCCGTCTGCCCAAGTCTGGAACCTTTCCATGACTTCATCGACGACGGCATTTGGAGCGCCATCGGGCAACCTTACCACCTCAAAGCCAAAGTCTTGAGTTAACATCGCATCGAATGTGCCATGATCGTTGCTTATGACGCAGCGATACTCATTGTATGGCAATCCAGTCATGATTTTCCCTTTGCGCGTTTCTTGCGCATGCCGTCGCGAGCGCGCTGGCGGTTAAG